GCGAGTCGCTGACGATCGGTCAGGTATCGGCCGTCTGCCAGCAATGGGGCGACAAGGTGGTCATCACCGACGTTGCCGAGATGACCGTCTTCCACCCGCTGTTCTCGAAGGCCACCGAACTGGTGGGTTTGCAGATGGGGGAAACCCTGGAACGCAACACCTTCAACAACCTGATGGCGCTGACGCAGGTCAACTACGTCAACTTCCGAGGTTCGCGCGCGGCGATCACCAGCACCGACTACCTCGACCCGCCGACCGTCTCGCGCACTTCCGCCAACCTCGAAACCATCGGCGCGCCGCGCTTCATGGGTGACGAGCAGACCGACCAGAAGAACTCGGTCGAAGGCGGCGGCGCGGACGCCTCGAAAGACCCGCGCACCAACCCGCACTATGCCGCGATCATTCACCCGCTGGTGGTGAACGACTTCCGGCAGAACTCGACGGTTGTGACCGCATGGTCGTACAGCGACATCAATCGCCTGTATAACTTCGAGGCCGGCGAATGGGCGGAAATCCGTTTCTGCAAATCGAACCTCATCCCGACGTTCACGGGTGTGGCCGCGATCAGCGGAACGGCGGGAACGTCGGGCACGATGGCGACCGGCACCTACTACGTGCAGGTCACCGCGAGCGACACGCAGAACCAGTACGAGAGCCGCATCTACCAGGTATCGTCCGGCATCTCCGTCACTGGCGCCACTGGCTCGATCTCGGTCACGCTGCCAATTCTGGCGGGGTACACCTTCAACGTGTACGTCGGCACCACGGCCAGCCCAACCAACCTGGGTGCTTGCGCCTCGGGTCCGACCTACGGCCCGCAGACCGGACAGGCTACCCAGCTTGCCGGGAACCAGACCGTGACCATCACGGCCCTTGGCAACGCGCAGGTTCCGCCTGCCGCGCCTGCAACCGGCATCACCGTGTTCCCAACCTTCGTGTTCGGGCGCGGCGCTTACGGTCAGGTCGTGCTCGACGATCCGAAGTTCGCCTACCTGAAAGATCCCGACAAGTCGGACCCGTTCAACCAGCTTCGGGTCATCACCTGGAAGGTGTTCTACGGGACGATCATTCTCAACACGCAGTTCGCTGCGCGCATTGAGTCTGCGGCGTCGACCAACGGCACCTTCGGCTAAGCCGCTTCTCTGGACAGGGGGCTGATACGGGGTTAAACCCGCATCGGCCCCTTGGCCTTTGGAGGAAAGATTTATGGAAGAAGACATCGACGCCCGGATGGCGCGCGAGGCGGCGGAAGCCGCAACGCCCAAGGCGACACGCACTCGCAAGCCGGTCGAGGAAGAGCGCAAGCATCCGATCCTGACCAACGCGGAATACGACGCTGCGGTGGCCGAAGCCGAGAAACGGCTGGCCGATGCGGAGCGAAAAGCCGCGCGCGAAAAGCTGATTGCGGACAGCATGGACGCGATCCGGCGCGAGCGGAACGCTCTGATCGGCGTCGTCGACCAGGACGAAGAAGTCGACATCACGATCGACGTGGCCGAGTATACCGACCGCATCATCATCGACGGCCAGCAGTTCTTTCACGGATCAACGTACAAGGTTCCGCGCCACAAGGCGGCGACCCTGAACGAGACGATGTTCCGCAGCTACATGCACCAGGCGCAGCTTGACGGGAAAGACCCGCAGGAAGCCTATCGCCGCAGCCACGCGAAGCACATCACCAAGGCGGGAACCTTCTCGGTTGACCCGGGCCTTGCCGCCAAGATCGGGAGTTTCGCAGCATGACCCGGCCCGAAGACGTACCCGCCCTCGGGATCGAAATCGTGTCCGCCCTCGGCGACACCCGGCAGGTCAAGCTGACGACTTTCGTCTCGCGCGACGCGCCGAAGGCTGAACTCGACGCGCTGCTCGACAAACTGGTGGCCGCAGCCGAGCGGCAGGAAGCCAAGCCGAAAGCGGCGAAGCTGCTTGACGACATCGAAGACGGGGAGCGCACCTTGCAGAACCTGCGCGACGACGTCGTGCGGCTCGACGCCGAGCACCAGGTCAACCTGTCGCGTATCGATGTCCAGACCAAGTATGTGGGCGACCAGTTGGCCGCGCTGAACAGCCGCGAGCGCCTGGCAGGCAAAGCCTTGCACGACGCCGAAAACCATTCGCGGACCCTCGACGGCCTGCGCATGGAAAAGGAAAAACTGGAAGCCGAACGCCGGCAGCACCGTGGCAACATCAGCGTGACGATCGCGCGGCACGAACAGCACCTCGTCAAGCTGCGCGAGAAACTGGCGGCGCTGTCTGCCGTGGCGGAAGGCTGACATATGGCACTGCAAGCCCAGCAGATCGTGACGCTTGCAGTGCAGAAGGCAGGGGCGCCCGGCTTTCTCAGCCAAGCCGGGCAGCTTCTAAACTCCATCCTCGCAGACCTTTGCGAAACCTATGACCTGGACCTCGCGAAAGCGACGACGATCCTGAACATATCTTCGGGCGTTGGGCCTTACCCGCTCCCTGCGGCGTATCTGCGGACGCTTCCGGGCGAAGTGTTCATCACGTTCGACAACGTGCCCTACCCCTTGGTGCCGCTGGACTTGGCCGAATTTGATGCGCTGGTCCAGCAGCCGGGGTTGCAGTCTATCCCTACCATGTTCGCGACGGACATGAGCCAGTCGCCTCCGCAGATATACTTCTGGCCGCCCCCGAACGGCGTCTACCCGGTGACCATCCGCTACTACCAGCAGATGCCGGATATCACCAATCCTCAGACCAGCACCGCTATACCGTGGTTCCCGAACACGAATTACCTGACGACGCGGCTGACCGCAGAGGTCATGGACCTCGCTGACGACACGCGGGCCAACGCTTTCTTTGAGCGGGCAGAGGGCATCCTAGACAAATATCTCAAGATGAAAGACGATAGCAGCGATCGGTCGATGCGAGTTAAACTGGATCGACGGTACTTTGGTCAAAATTTTTCAAGGATTCCAAACACAAAAACCGTGGGGTTCTAAATACGAAGATGGCTCTTCGCGACGCCAAGAATATCGTCTTCACCCCCACCGGGGTGACGGACAGCCTCGACGGGACGAATGCCCCGCCGGGGTCGATGAGGCTGTTGCAGAACCTCGTCCCCAGCTACGGCACGTCTGCGGTCTACACCCCGCGCCCGGCAGGCGTGACCGTGGTCAACTTCGGGGGCTACCTCGAAACAGAAAGTGGGCTGCTGCTCGAAACCGAAAGCGGCCAGCTTTTGGAGACAGAGCAGTACGCGCCCCAAGGGGTTATCAGTGCGCTAATTGTGGTCGGCACCCGGGCCTACGGGTGGGTCCAGTCAACGGTGTCGTATCCCGGAAAGGACCAGCCGTTTTGCTACGACCTGGTCGCGCAGCGGTTCATCACCTTGGCCGGGGTGTCAGCCGCCCTTCTGCCCACCACGCAGCCCACCACGGGAGACTGGACGCCGCCCGTGGTGTGCGCCGTCACCAATTCGCTCATACTGTTTCTGCACCCCGGGTACACAGGCGGCGCCAATCCGTATTTTGGCTGGCTGGATATCAGCAGCTTCTCGCAGACCGTCCTCGGGAACACGACGTCAGGCTCGCCGGTCATCACCGGCGTGGTAACGTCGCAGGGCACGTCGGCGCCTATCCTGCAAGGAATCCAGCCGGGCCAGATCGTAACGGGTGCGGGCATCCCGGCGGGGGCTTACGTCGAGTCCTGCGTGAACGGAACATTCAGCCTGAACACCACGGGCAACGTGAACGCCACCATCACAGTATCGTCTGTAGCCAACACCACGGGCGTCATTCCCGGCATGTCGGTGACTGGCCCGGCGTTCCTTGCGGGCACCTATGTGACCAACGTCTCGGGCGCCACCGTGACGCTCAATCAAGCGGCGGACACCACCGCGACGGCAACCTCGATCAACTTCTCCGGCGGCGGCACGATCACCCTGTCGGCCAATGCCAGCGCCAGCGCCAGCAACGTCTCCCTGACGGCCGCTGGTGGGACGTTTGCCGCGCCGCTGTGGGGCGCCGGCAACACCAACACCAACCCGCTGTCACAGGTGCCGATCGCGTGCGCGGGGTTCAACGGCCGCGCATACTTCGGCCTCGGCCCCTACCTCTTCTACAGCGACGTGCTCAAACCGCTGCAAGTCAGTTTAGCCTCGCAGGCGCTGGTCATCGGAGACAACACGCCGATTACCGCCATAACGTCGGTGCCGCTGACCTCGCAGCTTACCGGGGGCATCCAGCAGTCCCTTACCGTGTTCAAGGGCGCCGCTGCGCTGACGCAGATCACCGGGGATGCTGCGACCTCAAACCTGGCGCAGAATACGATTCAAGGGTCCGTAGGGACTTTGGCGCCTAACTCGACGGCGAGCACGCCCTACGGTACGGCGTTCATCGCCGCTGACGGCCTCCGAGTTCTGGGGCTTACAGGTACGCTCTCCGAGCCGATCGGGTCGCAAGGTTCCGGGGTATGCGTTCCGTTCCTCAACGCGCTGTATCCCAGCCGGATGTGCGCAGACTACGCCGAAGACATCTACCGGGTAACCGTGCAGAACGCAGCGGCGCCGGGGGAACCGACATACGAATACTGGTTCAACTTCCAGAACCAGGAGTGGACCGGGCCCCACACTTGCGCGATGCGAATGATCGCGGCCTACTCGAACGGGGCCGCCTTCTTGGGAGCCCCTTACCAGTCCAACGGGGTGCTGTGGCAGAGTGGTGTTCTCCCCGTAGCCTCGTCGGTGTACGTGGAGAACGGCGAGCAGCTTACCTGGACCTATCAGACCTCTTTGCTGCCGGACAACCGCGAGGGGTCGTACAACAAGGTCGTTCAGTCGAGCATCGCGCTCGCCATTCTGGCCAGCGACGTGCTTCTGGTGTCTGCTGTTGACGACAGCGGCGCAACACTTGCGGCCGTCAACGTCAGCGGGTTTTCAGGCGCTGCGTCTTATTGGGGGACGGGTACGTGGGGCAGCGGGGTTTGGGGGGCCGCATCTCCCTACTTGCGCGAACTTCCGGTATTGTGGCCGCTGCCCTTGATTTTTCGGCAGGCTTCGATCAGTGTGACCGGGGCGTCCAACGGCGGCCAGCAGATAGGCAACGTGTATGCCAAGGTCCAGCCTGTCGGCTGGAATGTGGCGTTGCAGTGAGGCGCACATGGGCATAGCCAACGGGTTGACAATACCGAACAACATTGCCAACGGCAACGCGCTCGACGCGCCCACAGCTATGGCCAACTGGAACGCGCTGCTCGTTGCACTGAACCGCGCATTGCTTGATGCTGGAAACGGCAACGGGATGAGCGCTGCGGGATCGCAAATACACAATCTCGGCGCCGGGTCCGTTTCGAGCGATGCGGTCAATCTAGGGCAACTGACCGGGTATTTGCCCCTGACGGGAGGCACGCTGACCGGCCCTCTCGCGGCCACAGCGGGGCTGACAGCGGTCACGCAGGCTGTCAACGACAACACAACCGCCGTCGCGACAGACGCTTTTGTGCAGGCACAGTTGGCGGCCTCTCTCGCCGCATATCTCCCCCTCCTAGGCGGAACGCTGACCGGCCCGCTGGCAACGAAGGCCAGCACAGCCGCGACAGCAGGCTTAGGAATACCGCCGGGCGTCGCGCCCGCCACCCCGACCAATGGCGACATCTGGATGACAGCCGCGGGGTTGTTCGCGCGTGTGGCGGGGACCACTTTGCAGTTCCTCGGGGTTCCCTCCACTCGCGCGTGGCAGAACCTGACGGCGAGCCGGGCTTCGGGCACGCAGTACACCAACACCACCAACTACGATATCGAAGTCCTTCTGGTGTTTCCAGACACGGCCGGCGCTAGTGCCTACATCACGGTGGTTGTGGGCGGGGTCACGATCATAAACTCTTTGCTCTACGACCAGGGCTCAAGTTCGGCGACTTCGGTCCCCTCTTTCACTGTGCCGCCGGGGGCCACGTACACGGTGTCGTGGACCAGCACAGCGTGGTCGGGGGCTGCGATGCAATGGAACGAACTGCGATGACGAACTTTGAAGCCGAAGCCTTGCGAGCCGAAGTCAAAGCCTTGGGCGCTAAGGTCGACAAAATCGAGCAAAGCATTGTCGATCTTGTCGACGCTTGGCGTTTAGCCGGGGGGCTGCTAAAAGCTGTTAAAGCTATCGCAGCCGTTGCTACGGCCTTGGCCGCTATCGCGACGCTGCTCCACTTCGGACCTAAAGGCCGCTGATATGCGCAAACCCCTGGTTTACCTGGCCCTGTACCTTATGCCGTTTTCGGCGATGGCGCAGACGGCTACGCCGATCTCGGGGCTGCCCGCCGCGACGACTCCCCTCACCGGCACCGAAGTCGTCCCGGTCGTCCAGGGTGGTGCGACAAAGAAAGCCACGGTCGCGAGCATTCAGCAGTCAGGTACGCAGACAGCCAACACTGTCTTGGCTGCGCCAAACGGAAGCGCCGGGGCTCCGACATTTCGCGCGCTTGCGCCCGCCGATCACGCGGCGGGCGCCGCAATTGCTGCTGGCAATGTTGTGTCGTGGAATAGCGATGTTGGGCTTTCGCGCACGGCTGCGGGCAATCTGGCGGTCGGGAACGGAACGGCGGGGGATATTTCCGGGGCGCTTGATATGGCGCAACTCTGTATTCAGGCAAACGTCAATTTAACGCAAATTAGCAGCGGCAACGCGCAGCTGGGTTCTGGCTGCACAGCGGGGCAAAACGCCAATTTGTTTCTCAACAGTGTCGGCGTCAACACAATTCAATGGAATAACGCTTACCCGCTATCTATGACCACCGCGAACAGTACCGCGATGTATTGGTCCGTGCCGGCGACGGCGGCGCCGACAAATCCTTATTACGACAATTTAGCAATTGGCGAGCATACGCTGAACGCGACAACCCATAACGTTCCGGCGCATTGCACCAGCGTTGCGTTTCCTTTTGCAAATTTTTGCGGTGATGAAGTGGCATTCGGGGATTATACGCTCTCGACTGATACCCAAGGACATGACAACACCGCGCTTGGTGATCACGCCCTGGCTAACCTCACAACCGGAGTTCAAAACACGGTGGTTGGATCGAGCGCTCTCCCGAACTATAACGGCTCAAACTCGACAGCCGTCGGCGTGAGCGCGTGCCAAAACGTCACAAATTCCGTCAATCCGCTGACTTGCATCGGCCTTAGCGCCCTCCAGAATGCCGGAACGTCATCGGGCAACGTCATCGCCATCGGCACTCAGACGATGATCGACACGACTACGGCAACCAGCGACGTGGCCGTTGGCGATGGCGCCGGCTACAACTCTACATCGACAACCAGCAGCGTTTTGCTTGGGACGAATGCGTGCTCGAATGGGACGACTGTAACCAATTCGATTTGCATCGGCGTGGGTGGGCCTGCAACCGGCACATATTCCAACATGCTTTGGATTGGTGGTGGAACAAATCCGCCTATTCAAGGAAATTTGTCAACCAACGCTTTGACCTTTCCGGGCAGCGTTACCATCGGCGGTGGTTTGCTTGCTGGAGGCGTGCTTGGCTGGAACAGCGACACTGGATTTAGTCGAACCAATTCCGCAACGGCGGCCTTAGGAAACGGCACTCAAAGTGATGCTACTGGCACACTGGTATTGGCGGGCCTCAATTTCCAGTACAACGCTAACTTTTCGCAAATCACAACGGGCCAAGTGCAGCTAGGGACAGGGAGCACTATTGGTCATGGGGGCTCGCTGTACTTGACCAATCTAACGGCTTATGGCTTTGTTCGTGAAGGGCAGACCACTTTCGCCAATCTCTCAACCATTGATCCGACGCCTCAAGTTGGTGATCATCTTGTCATAACCGATGCCAGCGCCTGCACAGCCAACACCGCTGTCACCGCTGGCGGCGGTTCCGCACATTCTTGCGCCGTGGTCTACAACGGCGCCAATTGGGTTGCTCTTGTTACACATTAATAAAATGGAAGGGCTGCACAATCTTTGAAATGCTTTTGACTGTTGAGGGGGCGCTAGGAAGCGCGTAATTCTTTTTATTGTTTGCCGCACCAGCATACGGGCAAGTTGCGATTTTCTCACGACCTTTACCCGCCAACACATCTGTGGCATAAACTCAAACCCAAGGAGTCAGGTATGAAGAAAATGTCAGGCAAAGGTATGCTCGCAGGCATGACCGCCAAAAGCCCGATGGCACCGCACGGCTACGCGATCGACGGCATGGCGACCAAGATGGGCGCGGGCGAGATCGGCCGCACCGATCCGGCGCCCAAAGTCAAAGTCCCGGGCGGCCGGGTTGCGTGAGCGCCTTCACGCCGATCGGGTTTTACGACCTCTCCAACCTGTTTGCCTCTTACGTCGGCAAGCATAAGCGCGCGCTGGTCGAGAGCACCGATCCCCGGCACACCGGGGTCCGGTATCTCGACCTGTTGCGCGACAAGGAGCGGACAGAAACCCTTGAAGCGTGGCCAAGTGCGCAGACGTTTTTGCAGCGGGTCGAGCGCCGCTTGGCGGAACTCCCCAACGCAACCGAACTGCTGAACGCCTATATCGTCGCTTTCGACCCTGACGGGTATGAGGCGTGGGGCCGAGAAGAAGCCCTCGAAGGTTTGATGCGGGTCGAAATTCTTTTGGTTCCGGCTCCTGGGTTTCGGGTCTACTCTGGCAACGAGGCCATTGCGCCCGTGCCGTGGGTGGCCACCGTGGTTGACCATCGCGCGCTTTCGTCGCGCAGCAATTTCAACGCGCCAAACACCGCGCACCAGCTTGTTCTCGAACTGGCTCTCGACCCAGGAGCATGACATGACGACCACCACCACGTACAATACCACGGCGGCCAACTACGTGCAGGTGTCGACCGGCTCGGCCAACGTCACCGTGCAGGGCGTCGGCGACGTTCCCTTCGAAATGATCGTCGCGCAGGCGCTCCCTTCGGCAACGACTGGCGGCTTGGTGATCGACGCCAATTCGGGCTTTGTCGCGTCGCTGACAAACCTCGCGGGCACGGACAATGTGTATGTCAGGGCCAGTGCTTCAGTCGGGGGCGCGGTTCGGGTTCTGGCCTCGTGAGCCTTTTCGGCACAACTACCCTTTCCCGGCGGCACCCGCTTGTCTTCGGAGGCTTGGCCGCAGTCGGCCCCACGACCGGCTCTCCGCTGGCAATCGAAATCCTGACCGGTGCTGTCACCAGCGACACCGGGTTCGCACCAAACGTCAACGGCTTTGTGGCGCGGGTCAAATTCCAGAACATGATCCGCCGCAGTCCGCACGGCTCAAAATACGGCGGCTACCCGGACCCAGTGACCAACTGCACCAGCTTGGCCATTACGGTGCAAGACGCCGGGTTCAGCGCGGCAGGCGTGCCGGTTACCTGGCAGCGTACCGTGCATGGGCGGTTGCCGCTCAAGAACCCATTCCCGAACCTCTGGTCTGCAATCGGTTCGACGGTGCCCGCGCTGTCGTGGTGTTCGAATGCGGGTATCGCCTATTACACGATTGCAGGCGGCACGAAGGGCGCAACGGCTCCTACCGGCACGACTGTCGGGACCGCGTATTCGGACGGCTCGGTTTCGTGGATTTGCATCGGCGCAGGCGGCGTCGGCAGCACGGCCCTCGCCACAGGTGCGGGCGACAACGGCTATATCGAGGCGTCTGACGGGTCGGGTAATATGTGGGTCTACATGATCCTGGATGACCCGATCTATGCGACATCGACTGTGGTGTCGGCGTCGATCGGTGCAGGTGCCTATTCGGCGGCAGGCGTGAGCAGTCTTGCCGCGACAATTCCGACCTTGACCAACAACTCGACGCTGGCTGTGCCGCTGCCGCTGGTCAACCACCTGACGCCCGATCACTTGCTGGACCAAGGCGCGGCGCGGTTCGAAACGGTGGCGCACCACTATTGGGGACCCAAGAACGGCCAGTTGGCGAACGCATCGGGCGGCGCTGCGCCAGCGGGCAAGCAGATGATCGCGGGTGTCACGCTCAACCGCTACCTGTCGGCAACGCCGGGCACTGTGGTTTCGACCAGCGTCAACACCACGTCGCTCTCCACGCTGGTCACAACCAGTTCACCGGGCGGCTGCGCGGCCGAAGTGTTTGCCCTGTCCAATCCCGGCGCTGGTTTGGCGTCGGCAGGCGATGCTTATATCGAGGCGGTCTATTATCCCTGGATCGGCCCGGCCTATTCGACGGCGGTCTATGGTGAAGGCGCGGCCTGGACGGCCAGCACCAACTACGCCGCGGGCAATTATATCGGCGTCGGGCAGATCGTGCGCAACGGCGCCAACCTTTACTATCTGGCCACGGCGGGAACGTCTGCATCGTCCGGCGGACCCACTGGCACGACCACCGGAATCACGGACGGCGGCTGCACCTGGAACTATTACGGCAACCTGCTGACCAACCGGATCAGTCAGAACGTCCCGGCGCGATCGCATTTCTACAACGACCCTTCAGCGCTCTACAACACGGGCTATGCGTTCTGCGATCCATCGGGGACAGCAACGGGCACAACCGGGGTTTTTTCGACGTATGCGGCTGCGGCTGCGGCCAAGGGCACATTGTCGAACTGCTACTCGTCGATCTATGCGGCGGCGGCGGCGATCCAGACATTCAACAACACCACCAATGGCAGCAACACGCTGCACAACGATACCGGGAACGGGCAAATCTATTTGAAGGCCGGCACATGGGCGGGTGTCGGAACTGCGATGAATACCCTGACGCGCGGTGCGACGTGGCTATATGTGCAGGCCGATCCGGCAGCGACAGCAGGCACGGTTATCTATTCCGAAGGTACGGTCAAAACCCCCGCCTTGCGCATGTGGTTCGGCAACGGCATCAGTTTCACCGGATCGACCAACAACATCGGGCTTGACGCGACTATCGGATCATCGGTGGCGCAGGTCGGGACCGAAACGGTTATCAGCAGCATGAACCTGACGCTGCTGAGCGCGGGGGTTAACGATTTTGCCAACCGCACCGGCACGACCTGGTATCTCAACAACACCTTCACCACGCGCGCGAACTGCAATTCGCAGCTTGCGACCGCTTCGACATGCGCGGGGTTCCACGGCAATAACTGCACGTCCCTCACGGTCGGAACGATCTTTGCGCCTTTCGCGATGGGCAACCGCATTGCGTGCGGCGCGATCCTGATCGATCCGCGCCAAAACACTGGAGCGCCACTGCTCTACTCGCAGATCATCGCGAGCAACAAAATCCTTGGCCGTACAGATACAGCCATTGCTGTCCTGTGCAATTTCGCGATCACGGCGATTGCGTTGGTTGGGCAGTCGATCACCGGCAATCTGATCGTCACGCGCCAGACCACCGAAAAGTGCGGGCAGATCAGCGCTGACTCTTCGACCAACGCGACGAGCAACACCGTCGTCGCCTACAACAGTTGCGTCGGGGATCGGCTCAACTATGCCTACGATGACGTCAACGGCCCGACGACCGCCATCCACACCAATTGGTGCCATGCTCATAATATCACGACCCAAGAAAACATTGTGCGCGATACGATGTACCACATCTCTGTTCCGAACGGGCTGTGCTGTCAGAACTATTTCGCGGTCTACAAGGTCGGGTTTCAGGGCAACGTCAACCTGTTGGGATCGACCACGCAGAACCCTGCGGTCTTTAGTTTCTACGACCTGATCGGCCCTGTCGATCCGGCGGTGTTTCCGGCGATCGGCAAATACAATCAGTATGCCAGCGGCACGGCCATGTCGGCGGAGTTCCACACTGACAACAGCGCCACCAGTGCAGCCCCGTCGATGGCGGCAGATGGCGATTACCGACCCGTTGCGGGAACGGCCAAGAGCCAGGGCGCGGCGGCGTGGCTGGGGCTGCGGTATGATCTTCTGGGCGTGACGCGGGTCAACACCGCCGGGGCATTGGAAGCGGCATGACCCTGGCCCTCGCCTGGGAGCCGCTCGACCGGCTGCTCGACGAGGGCGTCGAAGAACTCCTGTTCAATCATTGGCAGGAAGTCGCGATGGACCGCGAGCGTATTCCGCTCGACCCGGATTGGGATCGCGCCCGACAGCTTGAGCGCGACAAGGTGCTGTGGACCGCTGCGCTGCGCAGAGACGGCCGGTTGATCGGCTATAACTCGATGTGCGTCCACCCGCATATCCACTACCGCTCGACGCTTCACGCGGTCAACGACGTGATATATGTCGACCCGGCAGAGCGCGGTGCGGCCGGGGTCAAACTGGTTCGCGGCACCGAAGCCATGCTTGCGGCGCTTGGGGTCGTCAAAGTCATCTACCACACCAAGCTGACCCCGATCGGCGGCAAGCACACCGTGGGTGACTTGCTTGCCGTCTTGGGCTACAAGCACTTCGAGAACCTTTACTGCAAACTTCTGTGAGGCAAAGATGGGCGGATCGTCGGCACCAATGGCGTACACGCCGCAGAACCAGGCAGGCGCCGATTCGTCGTACACCAGCAACCTCAACTCCCTGACGCAGGGGGACCAGAACACCTACAACACGGCGCAGACTGGCTACAACCAGGCGTACCAGAACGTCCTGAACAACCCCTACTACGCGCAGGGTCAGCAGCAGATCAACGCTTCCGGGGCGCAGCAGTACGCGCAGGGCGGGACGGACATCGCCAACGCCAACACGTTGAACAGCATGGCGCCTTCGATCGTAGCCAGCGGCTTCGACCCGACCTCTGCGCTGTACAACAACCAACTCAAGAGCGCGCAGGATGCGCAGTCGATCGCCTCGGCGCAGGCTGGCCTGGCCGGATCGCCGTTCGCAGCGGGGATGCAGGGCGACGCGACGACGAACTTCAACCTGAACTGGCAGGCGAGCCAGGCGCAAAAGCAGCAGCAGGCAATCGCCGCGCTGTCCTCGCTGTACGGCAACTCTGCGAACCTGGCCTCGACGGGGGCCTCGCAGCAGATGCAGGGAGCCGCAGCGCCTGCGCAGGCGTACAACGCCAACCAGTCGTCGATCATGTCGGCTCTGGCGAACCTCGTAAACGGCACGACCAGCGCAGGGTCACAGGTCAACAGTGACATCGGCCAGTATGGCAACTACCTGCAAATCGGCCAAGGCGCCACCAACTCGCAGGACAACGCGACGCAGATCAACAACCAGCCGAGCGGCCTGCTTGGCGGGCTGACCAAGCTGTTCGGCATGGCTACGGGCACTGGCGGCCTGTCCAGCCTGTCCAGCCTGTTCGGCGGATCAAGCGGGGGCCAGTCGATTGGCAGTATGGCCGCTGCGGGCAACCCGTCGATAGACACTGCGGCGCTGGGGCTCTTCTGACATGCGGTTCGGAAACCTCGAAGAGGCCGTAGGAGCCTACCAGCAGGGCACGCAGTGGGCGCAGCAGCAACAGCAGCAGCGCCAGCAGCAGGCCGCATTGCTCGCGCTGGGCAAGATGCTGTCTCAGCCGAACGGACAGCCGCAGGGCCAGCCGCAACCAACGCCGGCAGCGCCTCCTGCCGCCGCGCCGCAAGGACAGGCGCCGCAAGGACAGGCGCCGCAGCCCCCTATCACCCTTGCGCCGCAGACGGTGGCTGCGATGGGCGGCATGTCGCCCCAAGCATCGGCTGGGCTCGCCGCGCTTAACCGGCCGAGCGCCGCGCCACAGGGCGCTCAACCCGCGCAGCAGCCCATGCAGCAGCCCCCGGTCCCCGGCATGTCGAGCACCGCGCAGCCCGACGCCGCAGGGATGGACGACCCGATCAAAGCGGCGCAGCAGTCGATCATGGCGATCGCGCAGGGGATCAAGGCGGCCAACCCGAACATCGACCCGCGCACCTTGGCGCTTGCCGTTGACCAGCAGATCGAGACGATCAAAGGCGTGTCGCCGCTGACCAAGGCGGCGATGACCGCGCAGATTCAGACCGTGAAGCTACAACAGGATTGGCAATACAAGCAGTCGCGGCTGGCGCAGATCGACCAGGACGTTGCGGTCAAAGTGCAGAACGCCAAGACCGCCGAAGAGCGCGTGCAGGCTTATGCCGACGGCAATCAACTCCGTGCGCAAGTGATGCGAGAGGGGTACGCCGAGCGGTTGGAAGGCACGCGCGAAACCAACGCAACGCGCCTCACCACCGCGCAGATAGGCGCCAGCGCGCGGAAGTATGCCGCCGACAAGGGTTACGCGCGCGGCATTGACACGGCGAACATCAGCCAGAGCGGCGCGAACGCCCGCGCAGGTGTCGGCGCAGAAGGCAAGCGCGGCGCGGCCGTTACCGGAGCGTACACCAAAGCCTACAGCGCCTTCATGGCTAACTCGCCCGGTGCCACGCCCGAGCAGGCGCAGGCCGCCGCAGAAGCAGCGGCTGACGCCGTGGCGGCAATGATGCCCGCCACCCCAGCGCGGGCGGCCAACGTGCCGTCAGGCGACCCCTTGGCCGGTCAGGGTAGGCCCGCAGGGCGCCCCGTGCTGACCGCCCGACCGGCGCCAAACCGCCCGGGGCGGCAGGCGCCACCTGCGGCCGCCGTGGCCTCGCTAAAAGCCAACCCTTCGCTCCGAAAATACTTTGACGAGAAATACGGGGCGGGGGCTGCGGCGGCGGCCCTTGGTAAGTAGTGCCCAATCCGTTTGATCGATTCGACGCGCCGCCAGCAAAAGCGGGGGGAAACCCGTTTGATCGATTCGACTCTCCCACGCCAGCGCCACGAACGGGCAATCCGTTCGACCGCTTCGACGCATCTGCCCCCAAGACTTCCAAGCCCCCGCAGCAGCCTAAGCCCGCCGACCCGAGTTGGCTGTCGACCCTCGGCACCGCGGTCGAGAACTTCCCGTCGAGCGCCGTCAGCGCCGTCAAAGGGTTCTACAACCAGGTGCGGCACCCGGTCGACACGATCGGGCAATTGGCGTCGGCGCAGATGGGGCTCTACGGCCGGGCAGGGCTCCCCGGTGTCGATGACCGCAGCAAAGACCTGTCGAAACAGATGGGCCACGACATGGTCGACCCCTACACCAGTGTGTCGAAATTCAAGAAGAAGCTGTCTACCGATCCGGTGGGGGTGGCCATGGACGCGTCGATGATCGCAGCGCCGTTCGACGCGATGGCCGGGGGTCGGGGGGCCGCAGCGATGGGCCGGTCGGTCAGCGCCGCCGCGCGGCCCATCGTGCGCGCGGGTGAAAGCCTGCGCAGCACGTTCAACCCCGCGCGCGCGTCGCCAGCCGCAGCGGACACAGCCGCTGCGTTCCGGCGCTTCCGGGGCACCCGAGGCGCCGAGGCGGATCGCACGGCGTTTCAGTTGGGCAAACTGTCCAAACGTATCGACGGGTCGCCGCCCGAGCAGCACGCGCCCTTCTACAAGTTCATCGAAACGCGCGGCAAGGCGCCCGCCAGCGCCAAGCCTGGCGTTGCGGGCCTCGACATCTCCGGGGCCGAGTACGATCGCGCCCGTGACCTTGGCCTCGACAGCAAGGACATCAAGGCCGCCAACCAGATCAGAGACGTCTACAACCACTACCACGACGAGGCCGCCAAGGTCATCAAAGCCAACACCAACGGCCAAGTCGGGTTCGTGAAAGACTACTTCACTCACATGTGGGCCGAAGACGCTGCGACCGTCGAGCAGCGCATGACGAACTTTGCCACCAAGCAGGGCACCGGCCGCTACTTCTTCAAGCGCACAATCCCGACGATCGAGGACGGCATCGCCGCCGGCCTCACGCCCAAGTATGGCCCGATCCAGACGGTCCAGGTCTACACCGAGAACATGGGCAACCTGCTTGCGACGCACGAGGTTCAGGCGTTTTTGAAGCAGATGCACGACGAGACCCAAGGGCGCTCGGGGGCCGAGTGGTTCCGCCCCGGCCAGCAGCCCGAGGGCTGGCAACCGCTGTCGGGCATCCTGACCGAACGCCAGCCAAAGGTCGCTCGCCGGACGGGTGGAGCAGGACGCAACGAGCAGCGGCCCGGTACGCAGGCGCGATTGCCAGCGCCAGACGCCCCGCAGCTTGGTGGACCCGGCGAGCGCCCTGCGCTCGGGCAGGAAGTCCCGGTCGTCGACGCGCAGACGCAGTTGCCCGGGCGCAACGCTGTCGCGCCCGCATGGGCGCCGAAGCCGCGCGACGGGCTGGGCGGGCCGGGTGCCGCGCCGCAACTGGAGGATGCGGCGGCCAACGCCAAGCGCGCCAAGGGTGTAGTCGAGCCTGACGCACCGTCAACCGAGCCGGCGCCAGACCGCAGCGTGCAGAAGGAACAGCTTTACGCACCGCCGGAGGTCGCGCGGCTTTACAATAACGCAATTTCCAAACCGTTTGACCCGTCCGCCGGGCCAGCCGAAACCGTGGGACACGCGGCCTACAAGGCGGGCGTCAACGCTATGATGTGGAAGTTCGCGCTGTCGGCCTACCACGCCACAACGATGATGCTGGAAAGCGCCGTCAGCCGTGCGGCGGGGGGCTACGAAGCCGCCTCGCGGGGGCAGATAGGCACTGCGGCCCGAAAACTGGCCACGGCGCCATTCGCGCCCGCTGTGGCGCTCGACTACGGGGTGCGCGGCGACTTGTTGCGCCGGCAGATTTTGGGGATCGCGGACCACGGCCCGTTCCGCCGCGAACTGGCCGAGCGGTTTGCCAAGACCGGCGCGCGGCTGACAATGGACCGAGACTACCGGGGCACGCAGAGCAAACTGTTCTATGACGCCTGGAAAGACGGGTCGCTTGGCGCGGAGATGAAGCGCCAAGCCGCAGAGATGTATAAGGGCGACGCCAAGATGTCACAGCGCGCCGTGGCCGCCGCGCGCATAGTCTCAAATCTGATGACTTCGGCCAGCCGGCCGCTGTTCGAGGAAGTTATCCCCCGCATCAAACTCGGTGCGTGGTCCGACATGATGGGCGACTACCTCAAAGCCAACGAAGGTGCGCCGGAAGCGGAGATACAGGCTTACGCCAACAAGGCGTGGGACACGATCGACAACCGCTTCGGCGAAATGAACCGCGACAATATGTTTTGGAGCCGAAAGACGCAGCAGGTCTTGCAGGCCGCGCTGGCGTCGCCAACGTGGAAGATCGGGTCGTGGCGCGAGATTGGCGGCGGCGTGATGGACCTGCCCGAAAGCGTGAAGAACATCGGCACAGGCAAAGGCGTATCGCCGCGCACGGCGTACTTGCTTGCGATGGCCACGGTCGTTCCCCTCTACAATTCGATCTACCAGTACCTGAAGATCGGCAAGCCGCCGCAAGACGGTCGGGACCTGATCGCGGGGCGGACCGGCGGGCGCGACCCCCGCACCGGTCAGCCCGAGCGTCTGCTGTTCCCGGGAAACCAGAAGGAAGTGTTCTCGGCTGCGCAGGCGCTGGGGGATGGACCTCCGGGCGTGATCCAGTACGGTTTGAACGCGGGCAACGCGGTGCCCAAGGCAATCGGCGAACAGGCACTGAACAAAGACTACGCCGGACGCCCGCTATATGGAGACACGGCCGCGCCAGGCGCCGAAGCGGAATGGCTCAAAGGAACTGCGGCGCCCATCTCAATGGAGCAGCAGAAACTGAAAGGCTCGAACATCGGCATGGTCGAAAGCCTTTTGGGCGCCAAGTCCGCGCCAGCGTATCTTGAAGGGGCCTCAAATGCCAAGTACGAGCGGTGGAAGCGGCGGCAGGCCAAGATGAACGCCAAGGCCGCGGCCAAGCGGAAAGCGATCTACCAGTGAAAATCCTTTTAGTCGACAACGCGGGGCTGATGACAGACTTTGCCGTGCGCTGCATGGACGCAGGCCACACGGTCAAATGGTTCGTTCGCCCGTCGCGCATGACCCTGAACATCGGCAAGGGACTGCTCACTGGCCAGAGCGCGCAGGTCAACGACTGGCGCGAGTGGGCCAAGTGGGCAGACCTTATCATGCTGCCCGACAACGTGCGCTACCTCCAAGACCTAGAGCCTTATCGCAAGATGGGCATCCCGGTCGTGGCCGCCTCGGTCGAGACGGCTGCGTGGGAGACTGACCGCCAACTCGGTCAGAACCTGATGAAGAAGCGCAAACTTCCGGTGCCCGAGTTCAAGCAGTTCTCCGATTACGATTCAGCGATCGCTTACGTGAAGCGCGAGGGCCGCGCCTTCGTGTGCAAGCCCTGCGGAGACGAAGAGGACAAGAGCCTGTCGTATGTCGGCAAGTCGCCGGCCGACCTGGTGTTCATGCTCGAACGCTGGAAGAAGCAGAGCCGCCACAAAGACGCATTCATCCTGCAAGAGCGGGTCAAGGGCGTCGAGATGGCCGTCGGCGGCTGGTTTGGCCCGGGCGGGTTCATCACCGGCTGGCATGAGAATTGGGAAGAGAAGAAGCTGATGGCCGGCGACACCGGCCCGGCCACTGGCGAGATGGGCACGGTGATCCGCGCCGTGCGCAAGTCGAAGCTGGCCGACAAGGTCTTGGCGCCGTTCGAGGAAGACCTGCATCGCGCAGACTATGTCGGCTACGTTGACGTGAACTGCATCATCGACGAAGACGGAACGCCGTGGCCCTTGGAGTTCACCATGCGGCCCGGCTGGCCCACGTTCAACATTCAGATGGGGATGCTGGCGGAAGGAAAGGACCCGGCAGAATGGGTGCTCGATCTAGCGGAAGGGAGAGACGCGAAGCCCTTCGTGCTCGATACCTTGGCGGTGGGGGTGGTGATGGCGATGCCGGACTTCCCGTACAGCCAGAACACGCGCAAGGACTGCATGGGCATTCCGATCTACGGGATCAAGCCGTCGATGAAGAAGCACCTGCACCCGTGCGAACTGCAACAGGGCAAAGCGCCTCACGACGTGAACGGGAAGGTGGTGGAACTGCCATGTCTGGTGACAGCCGGAGACTATCTGCTGGTGGCGAGCGGGCTCGGGCAGAACGTGCGCGAAGCGCGCGCAAAGGCGTACCGGGTGATCGAAAACCTGTCGGTGCCGAACAGCCCGTTCTGGCGCCCCGACATCGGCCAGCGGCTCAAGAAGCAGCTTCCGACGATTCAATCCCTGGGCTACGCGACGGGCTTGCAATTCTAGCCGGCGAAAAGCCCGAGGCGTTTGACCTGCTGCTAGGGCTGGCGCTGGCGCACGCCAAGGAAGTCCTGGAGATGGGCCTCGACCCAATGGACAAGAACTTCCCGAAGCTGCTGTCCACCAAGACGGCGATCATGTCGTCAGTGCTGACTGCGACAACGCGGGTCAATGACGGCGCGCTGCGGCGGAAGAACAACGACAGGATCGGCCAGCTTCTCGAAGAGATGAACCGGCCCGACCCTGTCGCTGCGGAGTTATTCGGGTAGCGCCGCGTCTTGTGCGGCCGCTTCAATCCCGATCCGCACGCCTTCGAGTAGCGCGGCTTGGCAGCATTTATCCCGCACAGCCTGCACTGCGGCCACGACCGGCGCGGGGGTTCAAGGGGTGGCAGATTGCAGTGCGGCGATGCCTTTGGCTGTTAGCTTTGAGAATTTGTCAAAACCTCGACATTCGATAAGACCCATTTTTTCCAACCGCACTTGCGCGCTTTTTTTCATCGGTGCACCACGCAGCGCATCACGAAGCCCGCGCAACAAAACGCCCGACAGTGGTGCTTCTGGTTCTGGCCGGTGCGCACCAGGCCTGCGCCGATCAGCCATCAATCGCCCGAGCGAACAACTGCCGCTTGGCCTCCTCTAGCGCGCCGATTGCGCCTAGCAATGGAACGCGATCCGAATGCTCATAGATCGCGGCAAGGATAGCCCGCGTCATGGCGTCAAGGTCTTTGTATGGATCGCCACCGAATTGACCTGTGATAACTTCGCTCATTTCAGCCTCTCCTCCACCAGTTTGGCGTAGCCCTGAATGTCGTGCCAGTTGTCGATATAGTCGGGGTCGCCGTTCAGGATGCGCGCGATCTTGTCTGCAATCACGCGCAGCGCCTGACGCTGAAACGGCTTCATGACGCCCCAGCTTGTGTTGAACTTGCCCGCAGGCGTGTCGCCGATCAGGATGCCGTGCAGCGCTTCGGCGATCCGCGCATGGTCGGTAAAGTCGCCGTAGCGGGCGCCGCGCTCGGCCAGGGTTGCGTCAACCTTGGTGCCGCGGGTGTTTTCGGCGGCAACTTGATTGCCGACAGAAAGCCCTGCGGCTCGCCGCGCCAAGGCTGCGATCTGGTCTTCCTCGTCCGCATCGCCGACACTTCTCCCCGCAGTGCTGCCGCACTTCGGGCAGCACCCCTTGCCGTCGAGCCAGAAGTAGCCCTGGTGGCTCTTGCACTCGATAATGTCTCGCATTTCATTCCTCCTTCTTGGTGTCATCAATCGAACCGTCTCGCAGGCCGCCGACCATCCGCATCACCTTGGCGTTCAGCGCCCACTCAAGGCATTTGTCGAACGCCCGGCTGGCGTTGCCTCTGTCCATCCCGGCCAGCGTCCCGAACGCCGCGCGCGCCAAGGTTCGTGGAACTGGCTCTCGGGGCGGAATGTTGTTGTCTATTCGAGCGTGATCGATCGCCGCCTCGAACTTGTCGTAGCGCGCAGGCTGCTTGCCGGTGACGATGCGCGGTTCGGACCCCATCGAGACTTCGCAGGTCGTGCGCGCTCTGCCGCGCCGGTCGAAGCCGACGGTGACGGAAATCAACGTGAAGCTGCCCCAGGCACCGACGCGGCCTTCGCGCGCCTTGGTGCATTCGAGGTAGCGAATATCGTTGCCCTTTTCGTGGGCCACTTCGAGCACCACGTCGAAGCCCGCGTGCAGCGCCCCGCCGCCGCGCGCGCCGGTGCCGTTCTTGGGCGGGTGGTGGTTGACCAGCACCATGCAGTTGAACCGCAGCGCCAAGGCTTCGAGCGTCTTCACCGCCGCGCCGCACTCGCTGTTGTTGTTCTCGTCCTGCAACAGGCCGACTGCGGTAAGCGTGTCGAGCACGATCAGCCCGAGCCGCGCGCCGCGCTTCTCGCGCATGACCGCGGCAAGGTCTTCTATCTCCTGCACCAGTGCCTTGACGTTGGCCTTGTCGCCCAACTGGCCAGCCGGCAGGGTCACGATCGGCAGGTGGCCCAAGGTCTTCATGCGCGCCGGAACGCCGGCCAGCCCTTCGCCCGCCAGTACGATCGTGCCGCACGTCTCGTCGGGCTCGACCCCGAAGAACTTGTCGCCCGTGGCCAGGCAGCGTGCCAGTTCGTAAGCGAGGAACGTCTTGCCTGCGCCCGATGGCGCGACGACCATCGCCGTTCCCACCTTTGGCATACGCTCGAACAGCAGCCATTCTTGGTCAAAGTCGATGTTGTCGCCAGCCCATATCGCCTTCCCCCGCTGGCGCGGCCGGTATTCAGGTTCGGGAATCTCGACGCCCTCGAAGATGTGCTCGGGGCTTTTCACGCCCGGCGCGTTCGACCCGTAGGTGTAGGCGTTCTCGACCTTGACCCGCAGGTGATCCGGCTCCCACGGCGGATCGCAGCGGTCGTTGAAATGGTCGAGCATCAACTCGTAGCAAAGGTCTTCAGACACGCCGTAGTCGCGCACACCGCAAGCCGCCGCATAGGTCGTGTGGTCGCCGCCTTCGCCCTCGATCGCCAGTTCGGCCCGGTCTTCCAGAAACTCGATCGCCAGTGCGACATTTGCTTCACTGTCCAGTTCGACCAGTGGGTTGGCCGACTGGCGCTCGCGCGGCGCGCCAATCTGCTCGACGAAGTGCGCCGGGCAGTCTTCCATCAAGGCGTCTTGCCACAACGAGTATTCCCCGCCCGCCGGGCAGGTATTGTAAACGCCGGGGTGCAGCCTGGACCCAGGGGCCAAGACGTACCCGTGGAACGAGCGCACGTCGACGCCTGGGGCGATGCTGGCGCGGTTGCGCGTGCTGGGGCCGTGCAAGTAGTAGTGGACCCCGCCGGTGGGCGTGCGGACTGCCAGCGTGTCGCCGGGCAGGTCGAGGTCAAGATACGAGGCCAGCCCCGGCTTGCCGCCTTTGACGTCGCAGTCGACCACGATCATGTCGTTGCACAGCACCCCGACGTTGTAGTCCTTGGCGCCCCACAGCGCGTCGATCTCCAAGGCGTCGTCAGTCGCTTCGGCACGCCAGCCTTCGCTGGCAGGTTCCTTGCGGCCCGGCAGGCAGCGGAAAACCTTGAACCCGCGTGCCGCCCACGCCAGCGCCGCCTCGCGCACCGTCAGCCCCTGTGCAGCCGGTACGTGTAGACCTCTGGCCCGGGCACCACCATACAATCCGTGCTCTTCGCGTTGAACTGCCGCACCAGCGACCCGAGGTTCCTCATGCACTTCGCTGCGCTCCCGCCAAAGTATTGCCTGCCGCGCACGGCTTCATAAATGTCGAAGACGTGCGCGTGGCCTTCGCGGTCGAGCAGGTCGTAGAGGCGCTGGTGCGCGCGGGGTCTAGGCTTGGTCAACATTTTTTACCCTTTCCGCTCGGCGGCGCTCCGCCTCCACCACGATCCAACACCCCTTCAAGAAACATGCGAAAGAGCAGCAGCGCCCTTTGCAACTAGTGGGCAGCGCCTGCTCGCCACGCGCGAGGTATTCCGCAGGCATGTCCCGGAAGTTACTTGACATATCGCTTGTCCTCCCAAGCACTCACCGCCACGGGCAGACCTTCTGCCCAAGTCGGTACAATGGACATGAGTTCTGCCAGTTCTTCGGGGCTTCCGAACCCGTCGGGTACTTCGCAGATGTTTTCGTCGTGAACGGTCAGCACCAGCGGGTAGCCTGCGTCTTCCAGCCTGAACATGCCCTCGGCCAGAATATCGCGGGCGATGGCTTGAACGATATTTTCACAACTCCTGCCCCCATACAGGGCCTGCTTGCGCCACTGCTTGCTAGCGCTTTCCATGCCGTAGAATGCCACGCGCTCTTTGACTTCACCCCGGCCCCAGCACTCGGGGCAGTCTTCGCGCGGATCGGCGAAGGCGTCAGCCTCTTTGTCGAACAGGTCGCCAGTCCCGCCGCACGCTTTGCATTTGCCCTGCTCGATGTGCGGCGCCACATAGGCCAGCGGCCTGCCGCTTGGCAGTCTGCACCACAGAATGTTGTTGGCGACGCGATAGACGATCTTGCCGTCAAGGCAGGGGACTTTCATCCCGGGGTTCTTGACCGCGTGGATCGCTGCGTCTTGCAGCGCGTACCAGCTTTTCACGATCGCCGGGTGCGCCTCGCGCCAAGCCACCTTCAACTCGTCTGCGCGCTCGTCGCTGACGATCATGCCGTAGCCGGCGGCCATCTTCTGAAAGGCGCGGACACCACCCTGATACCCGAGAGCCAGTTCCATGACCTTGCCCTGCTGGCGCAGCGACTTGTCTACTGCATCGGTAGAGACGCCAAACGCCTTGGCATATGCCAGCACGTAGAGGTCGACGCCAACGCCCGCGTCGAAGTCGGCAAACGCCTCGACCTTCCAGTGCTCGCCCGCCAGCCATGCGTTCACCCGGCCTTCGATGTTCGAGTAGTCACCGCCGATCAGTTTATGCCCTGGGGCGGCGATCAGCATCGAGCGCAGCGCCTTCGAGAGCACGTCGAGCGGGTTGTCGAAGTTCAACTGGCACACGGCGAACGCTTCGTCCGCGTCGTGCGCTGCAAGGATCGCGTGCAGGTCTTCGACGTCTGGCCCGGCGTCGCCGATCCGTGGCAGGTTCTGCGGCTGTATCAAGCGCCCGGCCCAGCGGCCGGTGCTGGCGCCGTGAAAGTTCAGCGTGCCGCGCACGCGACCATCTTTGCAGACGCTGCGCTGCATCGCCCGGTACTTGGCCACCGACGACTTGGCGCTGGCCCGGCGCAGTTCGATGACCTGGCGGGCCAAGGGGTCGTCAAACAGGTCGGCGCGCACCAGCAGTTCTTCCTGCTCGCCTTTGGCGATCGACGAGGCGGGGATGCCGCGGTCGTTCAGCCATTTGACGATCTTCGCCGTTTCGGTCGTGCGCTGCACGGCGCCGCCGGTCAGTTCGTAAACCTGCTCCGATGCCGCCAACGCTGCCCGCTCTGCCACCGCCAGGGCCTTGTCGACCGCCGGCATGTCGAGCATGACCCCGCGTGCGTTGATCTTCTGGTCGAGCACCCACAGGCGCTTCTCGCTGGGGGAAAGCTGGGGCACCGCCGCGTCGATCGCGCATTCGGCCAGCACGTCCTGCGCGCAGTATTCGGACAGGCGCGCAAGCTGCTCCAGCGTGTCGTTCCACTCGACCGTGCCGTCAGGGTGGACCTTCTTCGGCTTGCAAAGCCGCATCATGGTCCTGTGTCCTTCCACGTCTTTCTTGATCGACAGCCCCAAGGCTTTCCCGGCTTGCTCTAGGCTCTGTGGAAGCGAAAGCGACGCACACCTAGCCATCGTGCAGTCCGAGTTTTCAACCGCGATCGGGTACTGCGGCGCAATTTTTACGTTCCACCCTTGGCGGTCGAACGCGATGTTGTGACCCGTGACGACCGCCCCGGCGCGAATGTGCGCGGCGGCCTCTTCGATCGCGCCTTCGCGCACCGGGCCGTCGTTGAGACGCCACCGAACCACAAGCACTTCCGACTCTGGGTCGTCGAAATAACGATAAAGCCCGGCAGTTTTCAGGTCGCAGGTCGAACGGGTTTCGATGTCCAAGTGGAGAATATCAGACATTGCAGTGGTACTTTCCCCAAGCTATAAGGACACCATGAAGTGCCCGGAGCGTTTGGCCCGCGCAGGGCGCAAGAACTTGCCCGAGATATGGCTCCAGACACGCCCGTCTTCGGTCGCGGCGTAGCGCCCCTCGTAGCCCGGAATGTCTTTCATGGCTTGCCCTTCCGCAACTCGAACCCGGCCAGTTTCACGCACTCGAACAGCGCGTGCAGTTCTTGGCCCCGGTCGTCGACCAGTTTGACCTTCCGCGCCTTGATTTCGTCGCGCAGCACTTCGACGGCGCGCCTCTCGTCGTTGGTCATCTTTCCCTCCGCAGAAAAGCCCCGCCGGCCGAAACCGGCGGGGCAGTTGGTCAGTCGAACAGGCCAGTCGTATCGACGTCACCGGCGTCGATGTTGACACCTGCGAAGTCTGCGGCGATGTTTCCGCCGCCACCGCCGCCCAAGTTCTTGTCGTCGGCGACGAGCATCACGCTTTGCAGCCCGAACGACACACCCTTGTTGACGCCCTTGTCGTACCAGAAGGGGCGCACGGTGCAGACGACCCACACCCCAGGGTAGACCAGCGTCTCGTCGGTGACGATTTGCTGGCGCGCGTCGACCAGCACCGGGCGGTTCTTCTTGCTGGTGGCAGAGATGAACTTGCCACCCTCGACGTACCCGTCGTACTTGAGCATGTCGCCTTGGTCCTTGAACGGGCTTTTCACCTTGACCCGCTTCTTGGGGTCAGACGAAAGCGCGTCGGGGCACTTCTCCTTGAGGGCCTCGATCACTGCCTTTTCCAGCACTGACAGGTCAGCGCAGGTCGGGAAGATCAGGTTGCCGCCATAGCTGCCTTCGGTGGCTGGCGGGATCGGGCGTGACCGCTCGAACAGGTTCAGGAACGAGCCGCGCGTCGGGCAGAGCAGAATGTTGCCGCTGTCCAGAACGCGGATCGGGTTGCGCTCGCACGCCTTCTTGATCCATTCGTCGGTCATGTTGGTATCGGCCATCAGTGTCATATCAGTCGCTTTCATTTCCGAGCATCACAGAGCCGAACTCTGCGGCGACCGGCGATATTGCCGCCCGGCGGTCGCTCTCCGGGGCCGTGGTCAGCCCCTTCGATTCTTTGATGGTGAAGCGCAGCGTCATGTCGCGCTCTGCCTCGGCGTAATCTGCCTTCGACACGTAGGTCTTGAGCAGCTTCTTGGCGTCGGTGATCGTGACCAGCTTGCGCGGCATCACTTCGTCGCCCGGCACATCGTACATCAGTTCGAGGTACTCGGCGATTTCGGTGTCCCCCTTGGTCCAGGCACGGCGCCCGACCTGCTCGACCACCTTCCAGCCCTTGACGGTTCCGCCGGCCAGCAGGTGTTCGTCCATGGCCGTCCGCATCGCGGCGATTTGCGACCCGAGGCGGTCATACGCCGCGACGATCCGCGCCATGTGGTCGAAGTCCAAGGTCTTCACTTCGAGCGCCGCGACCACCGGCTCGATACCGAGCAGGTCGACCCCGGCGAAGTCTTCGCGCACCGCGGTAACGAACGATTGCTCGCGCGCCGTGCAGATCGTGGCGGCCGGGCACCAGCGGCAGTGCTCGCCGGGGACGAAAGGTTCGAACCCAAGGGTTTCCGACAGCATCGGCCCGGAAGTGTTCTTGCTCTCCATGCCGCCGCCCAGGAAAGGGTACACGGCCTTGCAAGCGGCAACCGCTTCGTTCAGTTCGTAGGGGAACTCGATGACCTCTGCCATTGGCAGCGACCACCGCTTCACCCCGTCACCGCCGGCAGAGAAGGCGCGCGGCTGAACGATCACCAGTTCAATCTCGCGCACGTCCCATTCAGGGTGGCCCTGCATGGCGCCGATCGCGTAGAATTTAAGCTGCGTGTTGTCCTCGACGTCGACGATCACGCCGGCGCCGTGCTTGTAGTCGAAGATCGTCAGCTTGCGCCGCGCCGGGCTGTAGACCAGCGCGTCGTTCGTGCCGAACACCTCGCCAGGCTCTGCCGCGTCTAGGTCCAAGGCGAAGCCCTGCTCGACCTCGATTTCCGAATTGGGGTCCAGGTCGTACTCGTCCCACACCGCTTCGAGATAGACGTCCACCGCCTTGCTGATTTCGGCGGTGATCTCGCGGGTCTTGCTTTCGCCGTGGTCGAGGAACCCGAGCACCTTGCCGATCGCCGCCGTGGTCGACCGTGCGCTGGTTTCCAGCGCCTCGGCCGCGACCGCGTGGGCAAAGGTGCCTTCCTCGGCATAGGGGCTGGGTTTTTCGGGGGGCGCCTGCCCCGAGAGCGCAATGCTCCCGGGGCAGGCCATGAACCGGCTGGCCGCCGATCCGCCAAAGGGCGAGTGCTTCACTTCAACGCTTCCAGGATCGAGTAGGCGCGGTCGTAGTCGGCCGGGTCCAGTCCGCCGAACGCCTTGACCTGAAAGTTCTCGATCAGCGCCTGCTGGATCGGCCCGGCCCCGAGTTCGGACACCTTCTTGTTCCCCAGCGCCTTGACCTCGGCCAAGGTCTTCGGGGTGAGCATGGGGTGCTCATCGGCTGGCGGCGATTCCGTCTGCGTAGTGGGCGTCGCAGACGGCTCGCTTGAAGAGCCGGTGCTCTCCTGCGGGACGGCTGCACCAGTGGCAGGTTTGCGCTGGCGCGTCTTCGTCGCCGGCGGGTCCAAAGGGGTTTCTGCTTCGGCAGCAGCCGACCCCCGGGCTTCAACAGACACGACGGTTTCCGGCGCTCGCACCGTAGGCCCGACAAACCGCGCGAGCAGGGCGTTGAACTCGTGCGTATCGGCGGCGGTAATTTTCAATTCAATTGGCATTGTTTCCTCCTGGGTTGTTAAAGGTCAGAGCCTTGAACTTCGATGATCGCGCGCGTCTTGCGCGCAACGGATTCGCTGACCTGTTGGTCGATCGACTTGGCCAGTGAAATGAACCGGACATGCGTGTGCTGTGACTGGCCGATGCGGTGGACCCGCTTCAACGCCTGGCTATTGTTGGCAGGCGTCCAGTCGCTTTCGAGCATGTCCAGATAGGGCGCAGCGGTCAGCGTGATGCCCGTCCCGGCCGCAATGATGTTGCCGATGAAAACCTTGACCTCCGGGTCGTTCTGAAACGCCTCGACAGCTTCACCTCTGGCCTTGTCGCTGACCGAGCCGTCGATCTTGACAAACCGGATACCGTGATGGCGCAGCGTCTCGCACAGGATCTCGACCGGGCGCTTGTGCGCGCAGAACACTACGACCTTGTCCTTGCCGCCGCTCAATTCTTCGATCAGTTGCCGGGCGTAAACCGGCGCCTTGGCCTCTCCGACCAGTCGGCGCAGCGTGGTGACGTGGCCGGCCATCTCGTCCAGTTTTTGCAACCCGCCTTTCTCAATCGCCGACGTGATCGCTGTATCGAGGCCCGGGTGGGCGGCGAGCAGCGCGTTGATCTCTGCGGTCGAACCCTCGATTTCCTGCGTGGTGATCCACAGCGGCGGCAACTGAATGCCGACTTGGCCGATCGTGCGCCGGATCATGTAACGGGCAAGAACCTCTTTCAGTTCGGGCAGCGTGTCGCGACGCGGCTTGTAGCTGGTGCTCATGCCTTGGTTGACCGCGATGAAATAGCGCGTGGTAAAGTTCTTGAACGACAGCGGCGTGCCGCCGACGTAGCGCAGGAACGTCCAGATGTCGGCCGGGTCGTTGGCCATCGGGGTTCCCGACAGCCACCAGGTATAGGCGCCATAGCGCGCGTAGCCGTGCGCGCCTGAACCATCAGACCCGAGCGCGCGGCGCGTGCGATTGCTGGCGATGTTTTTCAGGCCGTGGCTTTCGTCAAAGATCGTGAACTCGCGCAGGTCGCGCTGCAACTCGTTGTGCCACTTGCTCGCACCCTCGTAAGACATCACAAGCACGTCGACGCGCTCGCGCAGCCACAAGTTCAGGTCGTCGTTGGTCAGGCCCTTGATGACCTTGCGCCGGATGCGCGCCCACTTGCGGAACTCCCCGGGCCAGACGTTGCGCACGCTGGCCGGGCACACGACGATGCCGCGGATCAACCCGCCCGTGTCGAGCGCGCGGATCGCTTGGGCACTTTTTCCCAGCCCTGGCGAATCGAACAGCCCGGCGCGCGGGCGCTGCGCGATGAACGCGGCGCCTTCGACCTGGTAGGGGAAAAGGAGGTCAGTCACAGGCTTGCCACCCAAGCCCGCACGACGCGGAGAAGATCGTCTTCCCCCCAGTCACCCATTCCCGCATTCAGCGCGTGGCAGACAACCCGCACGTTTTCCGGCACGTACCCCAGCGCCGGGACGCGGCGGTCTAGGCTTGGACTGGTGGCAGACCGGGGGCCTTTGAGCGTGAACGCCACTCCACTAATTTCGCAACGCCCGGCATCTATCGTCGATTGCAAACGCGCTACGTCGGCGTCGGTCAGCGTAAAAGGAACCCCGCTCTTGCGAGCGCGAACGCGAGCAGCGGCCACCAAGCATTTCGCGCGCGACTTTTCGCGGCGTAGCGCGTGCTTCTTGCGCAGCGTCTCGCGGTTTTGATCGCGCCAAACCGCCTGCACCGCACGCATGTGGTCGCCATTAACGGCTTTGCGCTCAAGGTAGTATTGGCGCTTTCGTTCAGGAGTCTGGGGCATCAATAGCCTCCATGCAGGCGAGAATGAAGTTGGTTGCGGTTTCGGCGTCTAAGGCGTTTCCGTAAGCCCGAAGCCTCCCTACCCGCGAGGGAGATTGCGTGTCAAGGGCGCGCAATCGTCCCACTCGGGCGGGAGCCGCATCAACCAGCGGGAATGCGCCGGGTTCAACCGGCCTCCACTTTCCATCCCGGCAGAACAGCCAGTCAACAGCGTGCCGTCCGAGCACAGGCGCGCGGGACCGTGTTCTGTCGTCCAGTGCGTCAGGTCTGCGTCCAGAGCCAGACAGGCGCATCCGTGTTTCGTGCCGTGGATCGCCTTTTGCGTCTTGCTCCGGCCCTGCGCGTCGTGCGCCTGCGGTGTCGTCCAACCCGCAAGATGCGTCGCCACCGCCGTCAGCGTGTCGAACGTCCCCCGGCTCCAACGCGCGCCCGACGATTCCCCGTCCTCGGTTCGCGCTGTTGGCCAGCCCGCGAACTTCACCGCATGTTCCAGCGACGCTGTGTGCTTGCGACCGTCTATCGTTTTCCCGGTCGCGTCCATCTTGTCGGTTGACATAGACCGGCCACCGCTCGGCGTGTTGGGCGTAGGCCACCCAGTAATTGCGGGACCGGATATGCGCGCCGCCGAAGCCCGCAGCAGGCAGAAACGCCGCCCCGAAGGCGTAGCCTTGTGCTTCCAGGTCAGCCGATACAAGATCGAGCCAGTCGCCAGCGTTCTCAACTTGCTCTCCAGCGACGACTGGAGGCTGGCACTGCTCAACGAGATGGTTGAAGGCGGGCCATAGGTGCCGCTCGTCAGCAAACCCTGCTCTTGCGCCCGCCGCGCTGAAAGGTTGGCACGGGCAGGAGCCTGTCCAGATTGGCCGATCATCGGGCCAACCGGCGCGGCGTAAGGCGTGGCTCCACACGCCGATCCCTGCGAAGAAATGGCATTGTGTGTAGCCTTTGAGGTCGTCGGGTCGAACATCTCTTATGTCGCTTTCGTCAACGTCACCGGGCGCAATGTGGCCATTCAGGATCAAACGGCGCAGCCATTCGGCGGCGTAAGGATCATGATCGTTATAGTAGGCTGTCACGGCAGCACCGGCTCGCCGACATCGCGGCAGATCGCCTCCCACACCACAACACCAGCGTGCGCGCCCCACCCAAGCAGCACAGCCGCATAGCGCGGGCTTTGGCCCTGCGATACAATCTCTGCCAAGTCAGCCTTGAGCGGGGCCATCAGCCTGCGTGCGCGCGTACCAGACAGGCGCAGCGCCTTTTGCGCGCTTGCAATATTCTTGCCTTCGCTGAATGCGGCCAGCAGCGCGGCAGTGGCGCGGGCGTTGGCTTCGGCGTTGCTGCCGGCGCGGGTCATACGATCCCCGCTTGCAGCGCGTATTGCCCGAGCAGCGCGGCCTCTGCCGCCCCGTCATCTTTGGCCCGGGCGAAAAATGTCTTGGCGTGCTGTGGCCACAGTTCGCGGGCCATCGCCAGCGAGCGCCCTTTGAACTTTGCGTTGGTTTCGCCGTATTCGCGGCGCAAGCCTAACCCGCCTTTCCAGTCGACAGGCCGGATCAGCACAGGCTCGACGTCGAGCGCGATGCACACCCCCAGCAATTCGCCGTAGGACTTGCCAAAATTGAACGACGCAGGGCCAGACTGGCCCGGCGCGCCGTTGACCTGCTCGATCACGACGCGAACCGACAAGTCTTTGTCCGCTGGCTTGAGCCAACCGACGAGGTCGGCGGCGCTGGCCCTCGACATGCTGGCAAGGTCGCCGCGCACAAAGCAGGCGATACCCCCAGACTTGCCGGGGTCGATCGCCAAAAGGACTTGAGTCATACGCTTGGCTCCGGCAGGGCGAGCACTTCGGGTTCGTCGTCGGACAGCCACAGAACGAGGCGGCCAAACTGCCACGCTGATTCAGCGTCCCAAGCAGCGGCCCGAGCAGCGTCCCAAGCAGCGGCCCGAGCAGCGTCCCAAGCAGCGTCCCAAGCAGCGTCCCAAGCAGCGGCCCTAGCGGCGTCCCGGGCAGCGGCCCTAGCGGTGGCCCTAGCGGTGGCCCAAGCAGCGTCCCGGGCAGCGGCCCTAGCGGTGGCCCTAGCGGTGGCCCAAGCAGCGTCCCAAGCAGCGGCCCGAGCAGCGGCCCTAGCGGCGTCCCGGGCAGCGTCCCAAGCAGCGTCCCGGGCAGCGGCCCTAGCGGTGGCCCTAGCGGCGTCCCGGGCAGCGGCCCTAGCGGCGTCCCCAGCAGCGTCAGAAACCTCGCCGTTCGCAAACGCTCGGGCCGCCTCGATCGCTTGCGCGGGGCGCAGATCGGAAGGCGCTACCTTGTAAAATATAGGCAGGACGCGCGCGGCGCAGTCCGCAAGCCACAGTCGCAGGCGCCGCTCGACCGCCGGGTCTTTCCGCGCTTGGGCGGCCGCCACCCAAACAAGATCATCGAACGTGCAGCCTGCCGCGCGTGCTTGAGCCGCGGTAATCGGCGCGTCGGCGGGCAGGTGTTTGAGCGCGTAGGCATAGCGGCCCGCGCAGGGGTTAAGTGCGCCGACCTCGGCCAGAGTAAGAGCAAAAAAAGGCATTCGATCCTCCCGAATCAGTGCGGAAATGTTTGGCAGTTTTCGCGCTGATTTGTAAAACAAAAAACCCGATCAATCCGCAAAGGTTGATCGGGTTTTTCGATTAGTCGAATAAGTAAGAAAGCATTTCGAGCAAGCGCGCCACAGTCATGTTCTCCATTTCCTCGCGCACTCTTTCCGGGTCGTGGTACTCGAAACCTAACTGAGTCTCGATCCGCTCTTGCAGTGTTGCCAGAGCCTTCTGCGCCTCCGTCATAAAACCTCCTATCCCAGCGCCTTGCGCGCCGTCTGTATCTGCGCCTCGGCAAAGTCCAACAGTGCGTGAAACCGGGCGCGCTGGTCAGGCTTGAACCGCTCGGGCACGCGCCCGGCGCCCATCGCCTGAACCGTCGATTTCGGCAGGCCGATCTCTTTGCCGATCTCCTCGTTGCTCATGCGGGCGTTAAGGAAGGTGGCCAGCGCGCCGTAGCTGGCCCGCTCGTCGCGGATCACCCAGGCGGCGCGCTTGCGGCACGCCTTCACCCACGCTTGGTCGGTGGTGTCGTAGCCTTCGAGGTCCAGGATCATCTCGATTGCCGCCATGTCATCCTTGTTGCCAGGGATGCACGCGGCCAGCCGCTCGATCAGTGCGGCTGGCAGGCTTTCGACTGGCGGGTTCATTCCTTCGTTTCCTTCTCTTTGCGGGCCTCGGCCCAGGTTTTGCCGTCGGCCCGTTTCAGGGGCCAAACGTCGTCGCGCGATCGGCGCGGTTCGTGCTGGTATATCATGCGCTTGCTTCCAGGTAAGCGATCGCCGCCAAGATCAGCGCCTTGCCGGCGGCAAAGTGCGCGGCCTCGGCGTCACCTTCCAACACCTTGAATGCCTCCAAGGACCAAGCGCGGCACCCGACTTCAACGTGAGTCGGGAACACAAGCGCGGGGTATTCGCCGCCCAGCACCCGAATCGGCGGGCGGCGCAGCAGTTCAAAACCCTTGCGCTTCGCCCGCGACAGGTCCGCCCCCGACAGGTCCGCCCCCGACAGGTTCGCCTGCGACAGGTTCGCCTGCGACAGGTTCGCCTGCGACAGGTCCGCCCCCGACAGGTCCGCCCCCGACAGGTTCGCCTGCGACAGGTTCGCCGACGGCAGGTTCGCCCCCGACAGGTCCGCCCGCGACAGGTTCGCCTGCGACAGGTTCGCCTGCGACAGGTTCGCCTGCGACAGGTTCGCCAGCGACAGGTCCGCCCG